CCTGCGATCTTCTCAAGGACATTCTTGCCCTTGTGAGAGCCTTTGGCGAGTTGAGGTCGGAGGAAGTCATAAGTTCCACATGATGATGTCTTTTCGATTTTCTTTGGCATTGTTTTCTCCTTTCAAGAGACTAAGCGTCATAACACCAATCACCGATGGTGATCAGTTGGATTATCCCATTACAATAAGAGGGGGTGAGGTTAAATGGGGTGTCGCTCTCTGCTTTAGGGAGAGCTCTTGCTATTTCTTTTACTCCAAAGATGAGACAATGAGGATCATACCCAACAATAAAATCTCCATTATCCCAAGATACGAGTATCTCACCCCCATCAACCTCTGTTTGATAACCACCAAAATTGATGGTGTTTAAGGCATTGATGTCAATGCTATTAATAGCATTTTTTATTGTTTCAAAGATGGCCTCTGCTTTTGATAACTCTTTCATTTGTGTTCTCCTTTCAAGAGATTTAATAAATAAGGGGTCACGAACACCCCATCACCAACCTCGAACTTTCTGTCGGCAAGCCTTTTTGTTGCGAGCCTTCTTACGGTCTTGGTGGGCATTTGACTTCCCACACCAAACATTGGTGCTACCTCCATTTGCGAAGTGAGCCTTACGAAGAGAAGCCTTTTGAGCCTTATGGGAGTCTTGTTTCTTACTAGCCATTTTGTTTCTCCTTTCAAGAGTTGTTCGGGCTACACTAGACGATAGATAAGGGGTTACGCTTTCACTAAGCCCCTTATCTATCAAATACTTACAATACTGTAACCCCTTATCTATATACTTAATGTGAGCATGATCGCTCCACTAACCTACTCCCCACTAGGAGAACATCATGGAAGTTATCTTTTTTCTCTCATTACCGATCATCCTTGCCAGCCTGCTCAGGTTGGCGTGGATGCTCTCTGAACCATATTGAAACCCCCCACCTACTCCCAACAAGGAGAACAACTATGAGTTTTACTTTTAAAACCACAAACAAAAATGCACTAGGATACTACCAACAAGCAACCACAGATCGGATCTTTTCGATCCAAGATCTCGTGGCTCACTGTGTCTCAGAATCAGGATCAGACTTGCAATCTGAGGGCATGAGTTTAGGTCGAATCGACCTCGCAAAAGGTGATGTGATCTCTCTTGACTTCAGTCTCTATTCAAGTCGGGAGGGTAAAGAAACGCTTGGGACGAATTTAGGTGGGGACTCGATCTCATCAGGGGTCTGGGGCAATCAATGGGTAGTGAACTTAAACGCTATGACCATGAGTGGTGAAAGGCACTTGGTAAAGCAGTTTAAGTTCACTCAACCGATGTTGAGCCGATACTCCTGCACCTCCTCAGACGCTAGTGTAAAGCGTAAGCATACTAAGTTGGTTAAAGACCACTTAGAGCGATGCACAAGTGACATGAGCAGTTTCCTCAAACACTATATCAAAAGGGTTCAGGTTCAGTCTTAAAACCCCTCGCCAACCACTTCCAACAAGGAGAAGAAAAATGCTTCTAATCTGTAATCAAAACCCGAACAAGAGATGGCAATGGAACATCTTTCTTGATGGTTGTTTTGTTGGATATATCGACAAACACCAGACCCACATATCAGACACAACCCGCCTTTATTCAGAGTATACTGTCTTTGGTCTTACGAGTACACACAGGGATAACTCGATCATACTGTCTTCAACCACAATGAACACACTCAAGGATGCAAAAGATTGGGTTCGCAAGAACCTTTCGACTAGAGCAGACTTCCTCAAGGCGATTGCTCTCGCTCAATACGAGCAGGTTGAAGAATTATTCTTACAGCCTATAAGAACATAATATTCTTATAGGCTGTAAAGGTAACCCCTAGATTGCCCCTAGATTGCTCTTAGAGAGGACTTTCCTCTACTTAGCTACCTTGTACAGTAAAGGTGAACTGAATGTAAAGGAGAGGGAATACAGGCTTGTAAAACACATCAACCAAAAGACCTGTTGGGTCGTTAGGGTCGGTGGCTACAGTAAGACCTGTGTAAGTCGAGATGATCTGATCTCTAACCAGTTGCTTAAAGAGTCCATTCACACGACCCTCGATCTGAGAAATCGTATTCGGAACAAACTTAGTACCGATGTAGCGATTACAAAGATTACGAACACGCAAGTGAACATCATCGGCAATCTGAACAACAGTCGGAGTCTTGGTAAGGACAGAAGTCATGTTAGTGGTCAAACCATGTCTAACTTGAATACCTTGTGGGGTCTGCTTGAGAACGGTGATACCTGCGTTAGCTGTTGTATTAGCGTCAACATCATCAAGGATACGACCAAGATCAGTAAACCCATTAATAACCCTGTTTGTCCAAGGCTCTGCTGAGTCAATCGTAGGATTGGAGGTAGCCATAGCAACTGCAACTGCAACCATCTCACCACCAACAAAGTAGCTTTGAGCCACACCTTGAGAGTCTGTAAAACGAATGTTAGCAATATCTGGATATACCAAACATATACGAGAGTTCCCTGTTGCTTGAGCTAGTGCTTGAGCATCACGAGGCTGAGTACCTACAGCACAACCAAGAACAGCCCTACGCTCTGAACGATAACGCAATGATGACTGAACATCACAGTGATTAGAAATCGCTGAGAGAAGTGCTGTCGAAGCTGGCATCAGAGGTACGATCACACTTGGCGAAAGACCTGGTACAATCTCACCCTCAATCTGTTGAACTGCAATCAACATCTGATCTTCAGTAGGTGAAACTACTCCTGTATCGAGTTGGATTTGCTTACAAGCAAGTGCTGTCGCTCCATTAGAGAACGCAAGGAACGCACCCATTGACAAGGTGTTCTCAAGAGAAATCTCACCATAAGTACGAACAACATCGGCAAGGTTAGTGAAAGTCCTCGTATTGAAACTCGAACGATCTCTAGTGAAGTCGATGTAATAAGTCTGACCGACAGTAGGCTCTTTACCTCCCTTATAGTATGTCTCTACAAGAGCGTTATCACCAATCGCTGTATCAAGAGTATTAGTTACTCTTAAAGAAACACCTGGAATAGCGTACTGTGCAATGTTCGCATTAGTCTTGAGACTAGAGCTTACATTAAAGGTCATAGTCGCATCTGCACCTGTTGGGTAAGCTACACCACCCTCTCTAGGAAGAATGGTGATTGTGAAACCTGTCACCGAGTCAACATAAGTTTGACTCACTCGCCCATCTGCACCAACAGCATCCTTAAGGGTAGAAGTACCTGCTGAACCTGTGCCTTTAGGGTTATTCGATGAAAGGTTATAACCTTGATAAGCGGCTTCGCCTACAGCACCCGAATCAGTAGTGATCTTTAGACCTGTACCCTTAGTAGTAGCAACATTACCACCTGTCACATCAAGGATACTATCAACACCTGCTTCAAGGGATTCAAAACCAAGATACTGTTTTCCTACAGCGTCAGTGTGAATAAGAGCAACAGCGTTAGTACCAAACTTGGTTACATCTCCTCCTGTCTGATCGACTGAGAAAAGAGCTAATGAAAGAGCACCACCTGCTTCAAGACTACTCATAAGAGCGTCTGAAAGAGACTGTGCTGAAAGACCCTTAGTAGCAACCACAGTACCTTCGGTTAGACCAAATGCTGTGTTCGCAGTGCCTGCTCCAACTTTGATGTAAGAGGTGGTCGTATTCGTGTCGCTTACAATACGAATGTACTGACCTTCAACATGAGCAGTAGCTGTAAGAAGTCCGTCTACACCATGATTCAAGAGAGTCACAATGTCTTGGATATCAAGGTCTGTTCCTGCACCATTTGCTGTCATAGTAACAGATACTGGTGTCCCATCAATGGTGAGCGAAAGAACTTGGTTAGCATCTTCAGCCCCTGTACCATCGTAGAACTTCTTAGATGGGATATAGGTATCGTTAGAAATCTCATCCCAACCTACTGTAAGCCTTAAACTAGGGTTGTCGAGAACCGAAGTACGGGTTGAAATAACATTAAGAGTTGGTGAGATACCCATGAGATCAAGGTTAGTGCCTGTGGTGACACTTAATCCAAGATCAACTGGTGAATAGTATTTATTACCGATGAAAGTACGATTTCTTAAGATCAAACGATCTCTAAGAGCACCACCACCAAGAGCAGTCGAAACCTTAGTCGCTACAGGAAGAATACCAACCTTAGTTTGAGTGCCTCCAATAGCGGCGGCAAAGTCAATACCTGCCACATCAAGGAAATCACCACCTGCACTTGTAAACTCAATGTACCCATAGGCATCAGCCACAGGGAGTGTGGTGAGTTCAAAGGTAAGCCTATTAGATGAATCAGATCCAACTGTAATATCTAAGTTTGCGTAAGCTCCACCCACAGCCGCAATCT